TAACGCGCTCAATTGAGAGCGCACGGTAAGCAACGTAAACTCGCTCTAGGTCTTCACCTACAGCACAGTCACCAGTACCGGGACCGACAGCGACCATACCGCGCTCGACTGGACACTCTCCAATGTCACCTGCGGACAGGTTCATTGTGATGTCTCCAGAAACATCTGCGGTACCGAGGTCTGATGCCTTACCAGCAACGGCAACTAGAAGGTTTTCTAGTGTTGCCTCAGCAAAAGCGGTGTTTAGGTTAACCTGCATACCCTGCTTGTAAAGTTTTGCAACGTCAAGCAGCTGATCAACCTGCACCTCACCAAAGTCGGGCTGGAAAACAAGTTCCAAACCATTCATGGTGTATCCTACGTTACGGAACGAAACATCGTCCGCAAGGGTTGTCTTGTAAGACGTACCATCTACGTAGGCGGGCAAGTCAGTGTTAGCCAGTTCACCATCTTCATAAGTGAACAGGGCTGCAGCACCAACGATAATGTTGGCGTTTGAACCACGTGTATATGCCATATTTTTTCACCTCTTCTTTCTAAAGAAATTAGTAGGCGCGTTTCCTCGCTATAAGTATATCACTCGTTTTTAAATAATTATTTTTAAGATGGGGCAGATTTGTGCCAGCAATATTCTATAATTATTTTGTTTCCAGCATAAGTTCTCGCTGTACCAAAGTCAATGATGTCCCTTGCTTCTTCTAGCTGATAAATTTTAAACTCATGGAAATAGGGCAAGAAAAAGTCTTTTGCAGCGGATCCTGTTCCAAAACGAACAGTTGGATGCTCTACAGTATTGCTTGGATTCCTAATGTCTGGAGCAACCGCAACGCTTGTTCCTGGGCTAGTTTTAAATTTTTGAGCAATCCAGTAATTGACATCTTCTGCTGACTCGTCTCCGTTATCTAGAAGGTCTGCTACAATCTGTGTCGTTTCAATTAGGGCTTCGATGCCACCAGAAGTTTTATAAAAATAGTAAAGAAGCTGTTCTGTTCTTTTATGAGGAAATGGGTTTCTTCTCATTCTAAACATTCTGTCATATACCGCGAAGACTTCCTCAGAGGCTTCTGGGAATTCTTCTGTTAAGGTATCAATAGTGGTTGGCTGTGTCGGAAAGAACTTCATAGAGCCGTCAAAGTAATTGGGCAGTAATGAAGAAATCCTATCGCTTAAATAGTTATTAATAAAAACTGGGGGATAATCAATAGCCATTACCTAGCCTCCTTTGCTGCAATCCATCTATATCCTACATCATATCCTACTGCTCTACCGCCAGCTTTTGCACGAGGAAGATTTTGCTTAAACTGAATTGGATTACGAAGAATCTGTGCAATACCCGAAGCCTCCAGAAAAGATTGCTTCCAGTATGAATTAAAAAAGGTATTGATCGTTTGCTGAAAGCCACCACTAACTGCTTGACCACCTGGATTATTAACAGTAACAGGAGACTTTGTAAAAACCTGCTCTCCATTATCTTCAAAGGCTAGGGCTTGTGCTCTAACTGGTTTAATTCTAACTGGAATGCCCTGTTCCATAATTCTAGCCTTATCATAGAAGGGTGTGGAAGATCCAGCTTGAACAGACATAGACTGTCTAAACGTAGACTTGATTGTAAGCCCACCCCCAACAGTTGTATACTCTAGATCGAAAAGCCTGGCGGCTGGACTGCCTGATTGATTCCATTCGTAGACGTGATGTAGAACGGCTTCGTTTGTCCTAGCATTTGCGTCAATAAACTCATTAAGAATTTCTAGAGTTCTTTCTCCAATAGTTTCAAGAAGCTCTTTCTTGCCAGCCTGAGCACCCTCCATAAAGCCATTTGCATACTTTACGATATTGTCCATCTCTTTCATAAAGTCATTAGTGCGGTATTTAAGATTAATCATACATCTACCGCCTGGTTTTCTGATCTACGCAAAATTACTCTGTAATATTCTACTTTTCCAAATGGTCCAATGTGTGGAGTCACTGTAGCCACTTCAAAGATGGTTGACTGATTCTTTCTTGGGCCTGCTGGCTCTACATAAATTTCTTCACAATTCCTACCCTTAACATTGCTAATAACAATGTTTGTCATAGCCTTGCCCCTGTCGTCTTTAGAAAATCTAATATCTTCTTTAAATCTACCAATCAGCAGGGACTCAATGCTGATATCCACATTTGGAGTAAGCTCTTCCCTAAACCTAGAGCCCGCTGGACCAAGACTGCATACAAGAGTTCTGTCTTTCATCCAGGTCTTAGAAACATTGCCGTAGGCGCCCTGTGCGACCTCTGGGTAGAAGATATCTGCCTGCATTGGGTATATTGGGTCTTTAGATCCGCAATCCATTACAAAACTCCTAGTGTAGTAATAGACTTTGCGTAATTAGATAGAATCTTGTCTACTACTAGATTTCCCGTCCCCTCGAAGACTCGGTTGTCGAAGCCGATCTTAAACTGATCTGTTTGATAAGACTTCATATATCTTTCTGCGTAGTCTAGCTTTCCACAAGCGATATCTTCTATGAGCAACTCTGCTGCTCGAACGATATTGTTTGGCAAATTGGGGTAGCCTACAGCAAGGGTAATTCTGTAGTCAAAAGTTCTGGGGAATCCACGGTAAACATATTTGATATCAATAATATCTGATCCAGATGTTGGCATAATTAACTGTGCGGACTCTAGCCTGTTAATGTTGCCATCAAAGGTTTCTACGATAGCTGTTCCATCGGAAGTGATTCCGTAAGACGTACTGTAGCTGTCTGGGTCTGATGCGTCATAAAGGAGAACGTTGTTTTCGTGCAGTTTCAACACCTTCTTAGCATTTATCCAAAGAGGAATATAGTCTGCGCCCAAACCAGTAGTTTCAATAGTTTTCTTTTTGTAATAAAAACCTTCAATAATTACGGAGTCAATAATTGCCCTGGCTAATTCTTCATGCTTGGTGTATTCAGCAATCTCTGAAGCAGTGTCTGCTTTTGTTGTGGGATCTACATAGGGTCGAACTACATCATAGTAGTGGTCTGTAGAATCAATGTTGATTAGATATGATCCATCGTATTCTGATGGCAAAGTAATTGTAACCTTTGAAGCGGAGCTAGATGTTGTGCTGCCAGTGGTTACCGAGGAGTCCGCCATATCAGTAATGGTGTAGTCATAGCTAGTGCTTGCACTAGATACATTAATTACAGCATCAGCTGAATATGACGGAACCCTCAGTATTTCCATTTTTACTTACCGTATTCTCTAGCAACTTCTTCCGGAGTAGCTTCACGAACATGACTACGTGTTAGCCACTTTTCGGCCTGTGCTTTAGGAAGAATGTTGTATCCTTTATCGATCTTTCCAACACCCTCCCAAACAACATTCCTTGTGGAATGCAGAGCCACGGTAGGCTCTTTGTCTTTCTTGGGTGCTGAACTTTTTGTTGTTTTTGGCTTTGCTGTTGATTTAGCAACACCAATTGCACCCGTCTCAATTGTCCCAACGGTATCTGTACCATCGCCATCTGACCGCTTTTTTGTTGCCTTTGCGGTAATCAGATCTGCGTGGCTATCAGATACTGGACCATTCCATGCATCATTTTCTGACATTAAATGCCTCCTATATAGATATCTCTATTATAACAGAATAAATAAAGGGGCAGGAACCGAAGTCCCTGCCCCCTTAAGGGTATTAATTTATGGTTTAATCGGCAGCTGCATCAGCGAATGCTACAGCGTCCTCTTCTTCCCACTGAATACCGAAGCGAACGAATACGGTGTACTCGATCGTGTCCTTCTTGGCAACATACTCGCGGTTAACGGTAATGTCGCGCTGGAAGCCCCATACACGGTTAGCGGGGAATGTCATGTCAACATAACCAGCTGGGTAGTAGGGTACCTCTAGAACGTCAATGCCAAGAACACGAGTGGTGCGAGCAGTACCCAGAGTCTGGGCCTGACCGTCAAGGTATGCCTGACGGTTGCGCTCTGTACCAGCTGGTGTACCAGCAAAGGCTTCAGCAATTGCATCCGCAAGAGTACCGTTGTTCTTAACGATACCCTGGAATGCGTCGGTGCCTGCGTAGAACTTGAGGTTGTTCTTCAACGCACGGTACTTACGGGGCATAGCAGTGAGAATTCCCTGCATGACCTCTGTAGTCCAAGCGTCGTCAACAACTGTAGTAACGTAC